TGGCCGCGCAAATGCTCAAGACCGCTCAGTGTTGTCGCCGCGCTGCCGGTGTAGGTCAGGCCGCTGTCGACAAAGTATGCGTCTTCCTTGTCGGTGCCGAAATCGCTCAACTTAAAGTACTCGATGTAGCGCTTGGTCGCCGTCGTCCGCGTCTCCGCATATACCGTCATCGTGCCGGTGCCTGCGTCGCTGAAGCCGATCTTCTTGGCGTCCGTATCTGCCGATGCGCCAGCCGAATCTATAAATATCGCGAACACGTCAGTCGACACGTTCCTCGCGTAGTAGACCGTCGTGCCGTCTGCCTTGAACAGGTTGTCGCTGTCGCCTGCCTGCGCGCCCGTGGGCGCAATTCCATTGGTCACAAATGTTATCGCGGTGCCTGTGCTGAGGCCGTGGTTCACCGATGTAATGCGGTTGTTCGCCGTGTCAGCGCCAGCGCTATACAGAAGCGGTACATCGACCGTGCGTTTGACCGATACCCAGACTTGATCCTCGTCGCCAGCCGTTGTCGTCAGATCACCAGGGATCACCGCAACCGACTCCACCATGCCATGCGTGTACGTGGCACTGGCAAGAGATCCATGCGTCCCGGTGTAGCCACCGCCGATCGTGTGGCGGTGCCAGGCAACCACGTCTTCCTCGCGTCTATATGTCATGCCAAGCAGCTGCCCGTCGGCGCGCACGGCCCACAGCACACTGTCCGGCTCCTGCTGGTAGGCGATTTCCATCAGGCCGTTCTCGCTGATGTGTTCTGCCAGCAGCGTGAGATCCGGCGCCTGGTAGGAGTCCGAATCAAACGAGTACACCAGCTCGCGGATCTTGCGCTTGGCTCGCTGCAGGAACAGCGTCGCCGGTCCAATCTGGATGGGCTGCGTATCTGCGGTGCCGAACGTCGACTGGCGCTTGATCTGTATGTTAAGCGGCGTAATCGGCTCATCGGATGCAGCTGACCGCACGGCAAACTCACCGCCCGTTGTCCCGACCAGCAGCGTCCTGCCGGCAGACAGGTAGCGTATGACATTCACCTGGTTGCTGCCGATTGTGTAAGTCAGCGCGTCTGCATCGTTGACGCCTTCGCGGAAGTTCTCGAAATCTCCTGACTGGCTGAAGAATAATGTCTGTGGCTGCGATGTCGTGCCTGCGAACAGCAGCCGCTGCTCGTAGAACGTCACTGCCGCCGGGAACCCGGTTGTGTCACTGAACGCGCCCAGCGCCCAGTCCGTCGAGGCAATCAGCTTGCCTGCGATCGTGATCGTGTTCGATGCCGCCTCGGCCACCACATCATCGGATGGCGACAGCAGCAGTGTGTCCTCAGTGACCTGCACCAGCAGGTAGTCGGCATTGTTGGCCGATGTTCCGGCGCCGGTCACCGTAATGGTCATGCCGGTCTCGAAGCCCTGGATCACAAACTGCTTGTCGCTGTCTGTGATGCGATCGTTATGCTCGAGGCCCGTTGAGCTGGGGTCTCCCTCGTGAAACGCGATCGTGTCCGACGCGTAACTTGGCATCAGCTCGGTGCGCCCGTCCTCGTTCTCCAGCACAGTCGTCGCCACCACCGTTGCGCTGGTGAAGCCTGTAATCTGCACGTAGCCGTCGTGCAGGCGTATCAGGCGCCCGACATCAGTGGATGCGAACAACGACGCAGACGCGGTCACGTTTGGCGTGCCGGTCGCAGCTGCAGCAATCAACGTCGTCGATGTGACGTTCGTGTCCTGCATTGGACCGCGGATAAAGTCCACGTCCGCGATCGTCCAGGCATTGTGATCGGTGCGCGTAATCTTGCGCGGCTCGTGTGCCGGTGATGCCACGTACATGACATCAGCAGACTGAGCAAACTTGAGTGCAGGCAGCTGCGCCTCGGTGTACGTCGTCGTCACCGTGTAGATCCGCGCCGCCGTACCACCACTCGAATATGTCGAGTAGTCGCGGCTGTCGATGCCGTCAAGCTCGAACGTGTTGGTCGTGACGCCTGCGACCTTGTAGGTCCGGCCATTGAGCTGCGTCATGCCTGCGACGCTGGCAATCACCACATGGTCGCCATTGGAGTAACCGTGCGAGCTGATCGTTACGACGCACGGATTGGCCTTGGTCGCTGCCGTAATGTTCTGGGCAGTCTCGGTCACCACGCCGCCGTCCTTGTAGACGCGGAAGTACAGCGCCCCGAATTCCAGAACGTAGGCTTGCGTCGTACTGAACTCGAACGACACCAAACGCACCTTGACCGCGCTGTCCTTGGCTTCGTTCACAAACACGGTGCCGGGCCTGCGTGAGACGCCACCGTGTGGATGCACAACGAAGTTCTCCAGCTCAGACGCGCCGTTGTAGTACTTGGCGAGGTCTGTGCGCCCATCGAGGCGTGGTGACAGCTCACCAGCCGTAAAGTTGGTCAGCGCCGGAGCAGCTCGCGCCATAGCCTAGAACCGTGACGCAACAAACGTGTCAGCGACCAGGGATCCAGCCTCGGTCACAGCATCGCGTGCGCCCGGTGTTCCCTCGGTCGCATTTACAAAGCGCGCCTCGCTGAGCTTGGCTTCGTAAAGCGCAAACATATCTGCAGCCAGCGTGCGTGACGCCGTCAGTGCAAAAGCGCAGTCGGCAGCCAGGCGCGCAGAAATGCATTCCATCAGCAGCGCATCGTATTCATTGGGATCGGTGATGCGCGCTATGTAGATAATCTTGATTGTGGATTCATCAGTCACGATACGTCGACCTTCAACGCGGTAGATCGTATCGAGGTACTGGTCGCGCAGAACGCGCAGGCAGTCGGCGGGCAGCTGGTAGGCGTTGCTGAACTCCATCACCGGGTCCGTGGTGTCAGCAGCCAGCTCCTGGCGCTTCACAAGGCAGTGCCAGGGGTGGGCGCGGAACACGCCATCGCGGACAAAGTCGTACCGCTGGTTGGTGACGCGAGCGGCTTTACTGTCCTCGGTGCGCGACGTGATGTTGGTCGCACCAATGAGGTTCAGTCCGCTGTTGATGATGTCAACGTCAGACGCCATTGGCAGTGTCCCTATAAAGAGGTGGGGGCTGACTCTCTGGGAAAGCCAGCCCCCGGTACGCAGGTACTAATCGACGATGTAGGTAATGATCCAGCTGAGATCGCCAGCTGTATCTCCTGCAGCGTCAAAGGTTAAGCCCACCAGGTAGTAGCCACCTGGGTCAGCTGTGTCGCCAGCATCTTCCCAGACTTTTTGGCCCATCAAATTGATGTTCCTGGCTTCAAACGCGACTTCGGTGCCGGTCGTCACTGCACCACGAAGGTCAGTGATTGCGGACGCATAACAGTCGTCGTCTTTGGCTGCGATTGCCGTTGTGTACAAACCAACGTCACAGGTGTTTGTCGTGCCACTGTCCAGATCGTCATTGAACAGCTTGATCGACACGATCGACGCATTGGTTGGTACAGGCGCCAGCATGCACGTGTCACTTGCAGACAGATCGCCAGCGGCGAGAGCTATCGTGCCAGTAGCCACACGCATTGAACCATGCAACTGATGTACAGGGTTCGCCGTGGCAGGCGTCGCGAGATGGTTAGTGACGAGGGTGGTATTTACATTAGCCATGATTCATACCTCCCTTATTCCGAACACGCGATTTCAACGACCTTCTCCTCCTCCATCCGGGTTGCCCCGAACGAAGCGCAGTAGAAGACTTGCGTTGAATACGACTTGTCCGCACGTTGGTCGATCTTAGCCATCACGTCTTTCCCGACCGCCAGTTTGATGCCGTCTTCTGCCCACGCGAAGCACGTGCGGACGGATGAGGCAACCGACAACCGCGTCGATTTGATGAACTTGAAACCGAGGAACGTGTCGATCTCGCCATGAACGAGTGCCTTGATCGAGTTGTAGTCACTCGATGTCACCGTTGAGTTGTTGAGCAAATCTTCGATCTGCTCCGGCCCAACGACGATGTAACGCGGAATCGACGGATCAACATCCGCGTTATCAAGGATCTTGTTCGCTTGCACCAATTTAGCAACCGTCAGCCCCGCTGAACCGTGCGCGATCTGGTTGGCTGCCAACATAGAAGTGTCGGTTCCACCAGCTACGCCCGTTTTTGCGGTGCCTGTGGCTGCAGTGATGATCGAATCATCGATTGCACGACCGATGGCAGCAGCAGCTGCACGGGCATACGTCGATGTTGGATCAATAAGCATGCGGACCTTGTCAGCATCATCGACGAGATCAGCGTACTCGTAGGTGTCGATGCTCACCTGACGCCTGGAATGTGGTGTTTCCCGTCACACTACGGGTTTCCCCGCCAGCTTGCGCTGTTTGTGCGCTGGACTTTCTCTTGACCGTCGCCCAA